ATGGGTCTAACCTGTGCAATGAAATCCACCTACCTACCAATGAAGACCGTACAGCAGTGTGCTGCTTGTCATCCGTCAATCTGGAGAAGTATGACGAATGGAAAGACACCACAATGATTCGTGACCTTATTCGATTCTTGGACAACGTGCTTCAGTTCTTCATTGACAATGCTGGTGATGAGATTAGTCGTGCAAGATATTCTGCTACACAAGAACGCTCACTTGGTTTGGGTGCGATGGGTTGGCATTCTTATCTGCACAAGCATCGTATTCCTTTTGAGTCTGAGATGGCAGAAACCAAGAACAACCAGATTTTTGAGTATATCAAATCGGAGGCAGTTGCAGAGACAGAGCAATTGGCAATAGAACGTGGTGAGTGCCCAGACATGGGGGGCACAGGCCGTCGTAACTCTCATCTACTAGCAATTGCACCCAATGCAAACACTTCAATCATCTGTGGTACGTCACCATCTATTGAGCCCAACAAGGCAAATGCATATACGCATAGAACCCGTGCTGGTTCCTATCTAGTTAAGGATAGGTATCTTGAAGAAGAGTTGGTGGAAGCAGGAAAGAATGATGCTGATACATGGAGCTCAATTATTACCAATGGTGGATCAGTTCAACATCTCAAGTTTCTATCTGATGAGGTGAAAGAAGTGTTCAAGACCGCTATTGAGATTGACCAAGACGCAATTATTTCTCTGGGGGCAGATCGTCAGAAGTATTTGTGTCAGGGGCAGTCGCTTAATGTGTTCTTTCCAGCAGGTGCGTCTAAGAAAGACCTACATAAAATACATTACAATGCTTGGAAGTTGGGCTGTAAGGGATTGTATTATCTACGCACAGAAACTTCAAACAAGGCAGAGAATGTGTCAACCAAGGTAGTGCGCGATGCACTGAAAGATTATGAGACTCAGGTAATGAGTCAAGAGGAGTGCGAATCGTGCAGCGGATAAGAGTAGTAACGAAATCAGATTGTCCATTTTGCAAAATGGCAAAAGGTTGGTTGAAGGAACATGCGTTTGAGTATGAAGAACAGTTGATTGACAACGAAGAGGAGCGCCTTGCGTTCTATCAGACCATCAATGGTGTTACAGAGGTTGTGGGTGAGATGAACACTCGTCGTATAAATTCTGTGCCACAAATTTTTATTGATGACAAGCGTATCGGTGGATACGATGACCTGATGAAGATAAGTGATGACTTACTAAAGAAGCGTAGTGGTGGTGGGTTGATGCAATTTAGTCAGACATATAAACCATTTCATTACCCTTGGGCAGTAGAGATTACCACACGACATGAGAAGGCACATTGGATTGAGGACGAACTTGATTTGTCTGAGGATGTGTCGGATTGGAAATCTGGTAAGGTCACTCAGGTTGAGAAAGATTACGTCACCAATATTCTACGTCTGTTCACACAGTCAGATGTTGCAGTGGGCCAGAACTATTATGATCAATTCATTCCCAAGTTTAAGAACAATGAAATCCGTAACATGCTTGGCTCGTTTGCTGCGCGTGAGGGTATTCATCAACGTGCTTATGCTCTGCTGAATGAGACACTTGGATTACCCGACAGTGAGTATCATGCGTTTCTTGAGTACAAGGAAATGGTCAACAAGATTGAGTTCATGCAGGAGGCAGATAATAGCACTATGAAGGGACTAGGACTTGCACTTGCAAAGTCTGTGTTCAACGAGGGGGTTGCACTGTTCGCATCGTTTGTCATGCTTCTCAACTTCCAACGGTTCGGTAAGATGAAGGGTATGGGTAAAGTTGTCGAGTGGTCTATTCGTGACGAGTCTATGCATGTTGAGGGGAACGCTAAATTGTTCCGACAGTTTTGTGTTGAGCATCCCAAGGTGGTTGATGATGAGTTCAAGGGAGACATCTATACGATGGCTCGCGTTGCAGTCAAACTAGAAGACAAGTTCGTTGATCTTGCTTACAAGATGGGAGAGGTTGAGGGTCTGGATGCGGCTGAGGTAAAGTCATATATAAGGTATATAACAGACAGACGTTTGTTGCAGTTAGGTTTGAAAACAAACTTTAAGGTGAAGGAAAATCCTCTGCCTTGGTTGGATTGGGTACTGAACGGTGCAGACCATACTAACTTCTTTGAGAACCGTGTTACAGAGTATGAGGTGGCAGGATTATCAGGTAACTGGGATGACGCATACCAAGAGGTTGCTGCATGAAATTAATAGTGTGTGAAGATTGTGAGGCTGAGTTTCAAATAAAACACAAGATGGATGAACATTATTATTTTATGAAGTTTTGTTCTTTTTGTGGTGGAAGTATTGAAGAAGAATTAAAGGATGAAATATCGTGGGATGAAGACGAGTGACTTGGCACTACAACGGCAAACCATTTACAAGCGAGATGATAGAAGATAACCTTGGGTTTGTTTATATAGTAACTAACAAAAAAAATAGTAAATTGTATATTGGTAAAAAAGGTTTAACATCAAAAAGAAAATTGCCTCCACTGAAGGGTAAGAAAAGAAAACGCATCAAGATAGTGGAGACTGATTGGAAAACTTATTGCGGTTCAAGTGAAGAAGTAAAGTTGTTAGTAGAAGAACACGGATTAGAATTGTTTGATAGAAAAATAGTTAGGCTATGCAAGTCAAAGGGTGAACTAAATTACTATGAAGCGAAACTTCAGTTTGAGACAGATTGTTTATTAAAACCAGATGAATACTATAATGCGTTTATCGGATGCAAAATAAGTCGTTCACACCTATTAAATAACCAAAAACCCCTAGTGCCCTAGTGGTAGTTGATGCAGAATACTTTATAAGGATACATAATGAATGAGTATGTTGAGCAATACAAACAATATCATGCAAATCTAAATACTAACTATCCAGGTAACAATTTAAAACCTCAGTTACAACATATAAAAGATTTGGTGCAGGATACTAAAGCCAAGACGCTTCTTGATTTTGGATGCGGTAAGGGTTTGCAGTATACCAAATACAACTACCATAAAGAGTTTGGTGTTATGCCTTCTTTGTATGACCCTGGCGTACCAGAATTTGACACATTACCAGAAGGTAAATTTGATGGTGTGTATTCTACAGATGTAATGGAACACATTCCTAAAGAACAACTTCCAGAAATATTTGAAACCATATTTGGAAAGGCAGAGAAATTTGTCTTTCTTGCAATATGTACTAAACCTGCTATAGCGATATTACCAAATGGGGAGAATGCTCATTGTACTGTTGAGCCTATAGGATGGTGGAGAACTGTGATAGAGAAATACGCACCAAAACGTGTTTATACCCACCTAAAAACCTATGGAAATTGTAATAATTATGAAATTCTTAATGAAGACCTTTACTTAGATTGGTATTTGTCCACTATAAATATCCAAATCACCTAAATAATCCTATATAATATTTTATAGGAGTCGGTGATGGAAATATTTACTATAATCGCTGAACTTGGTTTTACGATCACTGCCGTTCTTGCTGGTGGTGCGTTTATCATTATTCTCTTAAAATATATATTAGCATCAGTGGTAGATTCCGCTGCGACATTGAATATGTTGATTACGGGATTAGACAACCGTGTCAAAACTATTAATAATGAAATTGTGAGACTAGACTCTTTGGTATGTCATGTGCTTGGCGTGAAACCAGATGTCCGTAGGATGTCTGCTGCCGATGGCAAGGAGGATGCCAGAAAGGACTAGTGTAATGGAAGAAATTATTAAAGCAGTTCAAGAACAGGGTATCACTATAGTCATGGCTGTGGGTATGGGTTATTTCATATTCTTTATATGGAGATACGTTACCCAAGAAATCCTCCCAGCATTAGAAAAAGCAACCAGAACCACCATCGGCCTTATTGATAGGATACGGATGCTGGATAATGACATGATACGAATGGATCAGAAGATTAACACCATAATTGAACTGAGGGATATAAAGCAGGAGAAGAAGGATGAGTAAAAACTTTTTCAGTCTAAAAACAGGTCATCATGCTTCAGATGAATTTTTTAAGAATCAGTCATTATGGCATGACAACGATCTTTTGAAATCCTTCTTATTGGGAATATTTATCGGCGGTATTGTTGTTTGGTTTTTTATGTTTATGAGTCCGGCCCATGCTGCTGATCTTACTCATACATGGAAGTCTCCTGCTTTTAGTGGACAGGGATACAGCGCACATGTTCTGACTATTGAGAACCAAGAGTTTTCTAGGAAACAAGCGCTTAAAGAAAAGAAGGAAGCAGAAGAGAGGCAATTAGTACGCGATGCTGCAAATACTAACCTATCTAAATTTATGAAGAATGTTGAGTCAAGAATATACGCCCAACTTTCAAAGCAACTAGTAGATAGTATGTTCGGAGAAGACGCTTCAACTTCCGGTACAGTTACTTTTGAGGGTACAACAATTAGTTACACCAAGAGTAGCGAAACCGTAGAATTAACGATTGTGGATGGAAATGGTAGTACGACTATTATCACTGTTCCTGTTGGTGACTTTACTTTCTAGTTGCAGTGTTGTGCTAGAGGAAGATGCGCCGGAAGAAACTTCGGCACCACTAATAGATGAACTATACAATATGCCAGCGCCAGAACGTAAAGTTCCGATTGCGGTGTATAAGTTTAATGACGTTACTGGCCAAAGAAAGCCTGGTAATAATCTTGCTTTGCTTAGTAGTGCAGTTACACAGGGTGGTGATATATGGTTACTACAAGCACTAAAGAAGGCTGGAAATGGTGAGTGGTTTCAAGTCATAGAGAGGATGGAATTAGACAATCTTCTTAAAGAACGACAGATTATACGAAACACAAGAAAGTCTCATGAAGGAGATAAAGCAGAAAAGATTAGACCGCTATTATTTGCAGGGGTGTTACTGACAGGCGGTATAGTTGGATATGATACTAATACGGAAACTGGTGGACTAGGTGTAAGATATTTGGGTATTGGTATATCTGATGAATATCGTAAGGATATGGTTACGGTTGCTTTACGATTAATATCAGTACAGACAGGTGAGGTGTTACTAGCAGTCAGTTCTCAGAAGACAATTCTGAGTACCAAGTTGTCTGCTACCGTGTTCAAGTTCTTGGATTTGGGAACAAAGTTGCTAGAGACAGAGGCAGGGATAACAGACAATGAGTCTACTACCTACGCTGTGAGAAAAGCAATTGAACAATCAGTTATAGAAATTATTAAGGATGGTGAGAAGAAAAAACTTTGGAAGTTTAAAGGGGAGAAAACCAAATGAAAACGAGCATACTTACAATACTCGCTTACTTTGTTATGTGTGGTGTGAGTTATGCGAGTGACGTTTATATAACACAGTCTGGTGCGAGCCTGACTGCTGACATCAATCAAGATGGACAAACCAATAAGTTTGGTGATGCGACAACTGATGTTACCCTAACGGGTGACAACCAGACGTTAGACATTGATCAGGTTGGTAGTACTAACACCATTGAAGCATCTGTCGTTGGTGCAACACAAGAGTTAACAATCAATCAGACAGGTAATAGTAATACGTCTACCGTATCGGTTGGTTCTAACTCTGCATCTGGCGACAATAGTATCATTCAGACAATCACAGGTAGTTCAAATACGACTACGGTGAATGTGGGTAATTCTGCTGCGACTGATGATGCTGATATTGATATCGTTGCAACAGGTGACAGCAATACTATTACAGTCAATGAAAATAGTACAGCGACAATGTTGCTTACAGACAAGAAGGTGACGAGCATCACAGCAATTGGTGGAAGTAATACTATTACGTCTACACACACTGGTGCTGCTGACCAAGACACAACTCTTCATCATACAGGTTCATCAAGTACATTCTCAATTACACAGGGTGGTGCATATGACGGAACTGTGGACATGACAACAGTGGGGTCAGGGCATGATGTTACGATTACTATGGACGATTAGTATCATTCTCTTTAGCACCAGTGCTTATGGTGCTATTGGAAATGTAGTGGAACATAAGGGAACTGCTTCTGTAGAACGGTCTGGAGAAAATACTGATCTAAAGAAGGGTTCTGGTATTGAGTTCAAGGACAACGTGCGAACTGGTAAAGGTGATGTTGGTATCAAGTTTATTGATGATACCAATGTTGCTGTCAGTGCCCACAGCTCCTTGGTGATTGATGAGTTCATCTATGACCCTAATTCTAAAACAGGGTCTAAGTTGGTGATGAACATTGCCCTTGGTACAGTGCGTTATGCGAGTGGTAATATTGCAAAACTGAGTAATCAGAATGTAGATATCCGTACACCAACAGCTAGAATTGGTGTGTTGGGTACTGCGTTTAGTATGACGGTGGATGAGGTTGGTAAGTCTTTGATTATTCTACTTCC